TTATCAAAAAAACTTATTTCTAATTTGACTGAGAGTCAAATTAATTTATTGATAACCAAAATGGGGCTCTCAGAAAATACTATGGTTTCTAAGGATGATACTCAAACCATTGATAAACTTAAAAGTGAAAGAAAACCATTTGAAGTTTATGAAAAAGAAATGAAGGAAGATGAAGAAGACCCTATGGATTTTGAAAAAGGTGAGAGAACTCAAGACCCTCATCAAGTAGGTCCTTCAACTGATGATGGTTTTGGTAATTATGATGATGGTACCGGTGAATTCAACGAAATTAAAAAGAATGATAATAATCCATGGGCTATCTGTCACTCACAATTAGGTTCTGACAGAAATGCTAAATATGAAAGATGTGTTAGGTCAGTAAAAAAGAATATGGATGAAGGAAAATCACCTATGACTTTTTTTATTGAAGAAGAAATTGTATCTTTGGTTGAGAAAACAATAAAACCAAGAATGACTAAATCTGATTTAATGGGTATGATTGCTGAACAAAACCCAACTACAGCACCACCAAAGACAAAACCTACGGTAAAACCAGGTCCAAGAACAAGACCTGCACACCCCGGTAAAAATCCAAATCCAAACGAAAATCCTGCACCAAAGGCTAAGAAAGATAAGCTTGAGGCTGCTAAGGCGGAAATTTTAAAAGCAATTCAAGACATACTTAACGATGGCAAAAAAGATTAAAGAACAGATTGATTACGGGGATACTCCCGAAAGAATGGACCCTTCATTAGAAATAAAAATTTCTAGTCCTGAGTCTCCATTTGCAACCAATCCTGCTTTTAGAAAGGGTGAAAAAGACGTTCAACGTCTAATGACCAATCGTTTCAAACAGGTTGCCGATAAGTTACGTGATGTTACAGGCAGACCAATTACATCTCAACAAGTTGGGATGATGATTTATATGCAACAAATGCAAAATGTTCAAACAATCATGAATGTTGAAAGAAGTCATAAAGAAGAATTAGAGCAACTTGCAATTGACGCTTCTTTGGATGAAATTCAAATGCCTGACGATTGGTTTGAGATTAATGCAAATTTAGGACCATTTGAAGCACCCGAGTTTAAAATGGGTAAACCAGGTGAAATTACCGCCACAGTAGAACCTGAAATGGATGTTGAAATGGAAAAACATAAGAGAAATCTTATCAACGCAATTATCCAAGGTACATCAAAAAAAGGTCATTATGTTTTCCAAAAACCTGAAGTTCGTTCAAGATTAAATGATATTGACCCTCGTCTATATCCAGCATATTTGAGTATTATGACAATCAACGATTTCATGTATTTTACTATGGAAGAAATGATTGAGATGATGAGTGAGTCGGGTCAAGGTATTGGTGGTGCTGTTAAACTTGAATCATCAAGTGATGATGATGGTGACGGTGATGGTGACGGTGCTTCAGACACCACAATCAACGCTTGGGGTTTGATTTTCCCAATTTTATGCCACGAGGTTATTAAAGGTCTTGAAGAAGCGAAAGGGAGATATGGATTTCCTGAAGATGCCGATGTAAGACAAAGAGTTCAACAAGAGGTTGATACATTACCAATGGAAGCATGGACTTTGAGAATTGGTCCGCAAATTGTTGAAAAAATTAGATTTGCTCTTCCTGACGAAGTTTTTGAAGATGAAAACAGAGGTCTTATCAATTGGTTTCAAATGGAACTCTATAAACTTCCTGCCGAAGAATTCATCAAGATTATTGGAGATGCAATTTCTGAGGATACTTCTAAACAGTCAAAAGCAACAGATGCTTTCAGACGTGTTTTACAAGTCGCTAAGAAGAATAAAGAAACGTACGAAGACTATGAATCTGAGGAAGATTCAGATGAGGAAGATGGTCTTGATTTCTTGACAGGATTAGGTATTGGCCGTCCTGATTAATGAATTACACAAAAGAACAAGTTTTAATTGAATATAAGAAGTGCATGAAGAGCACTCCTTATGCTCTTAAAACATACCTACAAACTTATGACAATACCGTTTCAAGGTTTGTCCCGTTGGAATTGTTTAAAGACCAAGTTACCTTGGTTGAAGACTATGAAAATTACAACGAAAATATTGCATTAAAGTATCGTCAGGCAGGTGTATCGACTGTTACCGCTGCTTGGGCTAGTAAGAAAGTCTCATTTGCTAGAAAAGAAAAACCTGAAAAAATTCTAATTATTGCAAACAAATTAGAAACCTCAGTTGAATTTGCAAATAAGATTAGAGCTTTTGTAGAACAATGGCCAAGTTGGGTTGGTATTGGGTTTTCACCTGAAAAAAATGCTGCCAAACATTATAAATTAAATAACGGTTGTGAAGTTAAAGCGGTTGCAACATCAAAAGATGCTTTGCGTGGTTACACCCCCACGGTTCTAATATTTGACGAGGCGGCGTTTATTGAAGCTGACAGTGATTTTTGGTCGGCTTGTATGGCGTCTCTATCTACAGGTGGTAAAGTTGTGGTTATTTCCACACCTAACGGATACGACCGTATTTACTACGAAATTTACGACCAAGCCCAAAGGGGTATGAATGATTTTAAAATCACGCCAATGTTTTGGTTTCGTGACCCTCGTTATACTAAAGACTTATATTTGGTTAAATGTGAGGATATTATTCATTATTTGTTAAATAAGGAAGAATATTCCACAGATATTGTAATTCAACTACCTTTAGATAATCCTTATGATAGAGATTATAATGAAATTTTTAACTATATGGAACAAGGTTATAGGCCATGTTCATCTTGGTTTGAAAGTATGGTTAAAAAACTGAAATATGATAAAAGAAAAGTTTCTCAGGAATTAGAATGTAATTTTCTTGGTTCAGGTGATAACGTATTTGATTCAAATATAACTCAGAGAATACAAAAAAATGATATAAAAGAACCAAACGCAAGGTTAATGGGTAATCAACTTTGGATTTGGAAAGAACCTGAAAATGGACACAAATACGTTATGGGTGTTGATGTTTCAAGGGGAGATTCTGAGGATTTTTCTTGTATTGAGATTATTGATTTTGACACCCGTGAGCAAGTTTTGGAGTTTGTGGGTAAACTTCCACCCGATACGTTAGCGGAAATCGCTTACAAGTGGGGAAACATGTACTCAGCACTCTGTGTGACTGACTTAACAGGTGGTATGGGTGTTGCAACGGCAAGAAGACTTCAAGAACTTGGATATAAAAATTTCTATATTGACGGAGTTGATATGTCAAATAAATGGAAATGGGACCCAAAGGCAAACGAAAAAATACCTGGAATTAATTTTAACAATAAAAGAGTTCAGATTATTGCGGCATTCGAGGAGGCGGTTAGACATGAATTTAAAGTAAGGTCTTCAAGATTATTGGGTGAAATGGGTACATTTGTCTACATAAATGGTAGACCTGACCACCAAAAAGGACATCACGATGATTGTATTATGTCAATTGCCATGGCATTATATGTTGCGGAAATAGCATTCCCATCTTTGGTTAAAGTCGTTAGTCAAACAAAGGCCATGTTGGATTCTTGGTCAACAGTAATTAGTGAAAGCAAAGACCAATCACAATACTTTAATCCACAGATACCACAATTTTCACAGGCAGGGATGAATCGTAATCAACAACATAATCCTACAAGGGATGATTATGAAAAGTATCGTTGGTTATTTAATCCAAAGTAGTATTTATAAAAGACCTATTTGAATTAAATTATAGAAAATGAGTTCAGAACAAAAATTTACTGTTTGGCAAAGACTATCAAGAGCTCTTGGTCCAGATGCTTTATTGAATCAAGATTTTCCAACCTATAAGTTTGATAGAAAAGAATTACTTCGTACAACCGATAAAGCAGAATACGAAAAAGAAAAACTTCAAGCAAGACAATCATTTTATTTGTCAAATCAGTTTGCTAAAGTTGAAAGTAATCTTTACAATCAGGCAATTTATTATGAGCCAAATAGAATGGCAAGTTACTACGACTATGAGTCAATGGAATATACTCCTGAGATAGCCGCAGCATTGGACATTTACGCCGAAGAATCTACAACACCAAACGAAGATGGTTTTATTCTACAAATTTATTCAGAATCTAAAAGAATAAAATCCGTATTAGCCGATTTATTTAATAATTCTTTAGACATCAACACTAACTTACCAATGTGGACAAGAAATACGTGTAAGTATGGTGACAACTTTATTTATCTTAGACTTGACCCTGAAAAAGGGGTTATTGGTAGTATTCAACTTCCAAACATTGAAATAGAAAGATATGAGTTGGGTATGTCGGAAAGGATGGGTACCTCTAACATAAAAACACCTGACAATAGCAAAGGTCTTAAATTTGTTTGGAAATCG